TGTTATAAATCTTTTAAAGGTTCTGTAGAATTAGAATCATATAATGACTACCCACAAGGTGCAGTAAACAACGCTAAACGTGCTTTAAAATGGGCAGAAAAAAATGGATGGGGTTCTTGTGGAGAAGCTACTGGAAAAAAACGTGCAAATATGATAGCATCAAAATCGAAACTAACAAGAGACACAATTGCTCGTATGGCTTCGTTTAAGAGACATCAACAACATAAAGACGTTCCATATACAGAAGGTTGTGGTGGTTTAATGTGGGATGCTTGGGGAGGTTCTGCAGGTGTTAATTGGGCAATAAGTAAACTAAAACAAATAGATAAAAAATGAGAATATTAGTATTGTTATTATTTATAGTTAGTTGTGGAACATACAACACAAAACCTAAAATACAAATAACTCACGTTTTAGCAGTTACAGAACAAGGAGATACATTAAGGCTTCCTATTAATATGATTAGACCAAATATCTATTACAATGTAGTATCATACCCTAATTATCCACGATACTATGATAATTGGTATAACAATAATTGGAATAGAAGTTATAGAAATAATCAACCAATTTATGTAGAAAAAAATAATAATAAAATTATTAATAAACCTAAAGGGGAAACAAAAGATATATCAAGGCTTGAAGTAAATAATAGTAAAGTTAAAATGAAATAATAATGAAAAAGATATTAGCTAAATTATTCGGTGGAGTTGGTTCTAATATTGCAGAAAAAATATCTAATATAATAGACAAACATACTTTTAGTAAAGTTGAAAAAGCTGAATTTGAAAAAGAGATGACAGAGGTTTGGATAAATGCTGAAGCTGATATACAAAAAAATATTACAGACAGGTGGAAAAATGATATGAATAGTGATAGTTGGTTAAGCAAAAATGTAAGACCTATTGTATTATTGTTTTTAGTTATATCAACTGTATTAATGGTTTTTATTGATGCAGGTATAATATCATTCGAAGTTAAAGATAATTGGGTAGACCTATTGCAAATGGTTTTAATCACTGTAATAGGAGCATATTTTGGTGGTAGGTCTTACGAAAAAATAAAAAAATTATAGCCAATTAAAAATAAATTATATATTTGCTAATGCTAATAGCGAAACTTACACAACCTAATAAAGATGGAAGGTGTTTGGAACAGGTATTTAAATTATTTCTTTTTTGTAGGCTTTTTTCTTTGTTTTTCTTTTTGTCCTTTTTCTTTTTCTTTCTTTTTAGTTATAATTAATACTATATTTAAAATAAATATTATAATAAATGAAAAAAATTTCAAGAAAAAATTTAGTTAAACGACTTGATACAGTATTTAGTTTATATATAAGACTTAGAGAAGCTGATAATGAAATGGTGGAATGTTTTACTTGTGGAAAAATTAGTCATTACAAGAAAAATATGCAATGTGGCCATTTTCAATCAAGGGGTGCTTATTCTACAAGATGGGACCCGACTAATTGTCAAGTTCAATGTTATGGTTGTAATGTAATGCAACAAGGTAGACAATATCAATTTGGTTTAAATTTAGAAAAAAAATATGGCGAAGGCGTTGCTGAAAAATTACTTATAAAATCTAAACAAACAGTAAAATATAGTAATGATGATTTACAAGAAATGATTTTGTATTATAATAATCTATTAACTCAATATTTACTATAAAAATTTGTTTTATCAATATTAATAATATATCTTTGATATGTTCTGTTTCGTTTTATCCTTAGTTAAAAGGGGTTAATTAATTTTAACCCTTTTTTTTTATATGTTAATTTATTTTTATATATTTGTTTTAAATATAAAATATATATTATGAACAGAACAATTTCATACGAAGAACATTATGTACAAGTAGGTTTTTATCAAACTATTATAAAACAAAAAGAAAAAGAGGTAAACGATTTACGAGACCAATTAAAATTATCTAATGATTTATTAATAAAATCAAAAGGTATAATTGAAACAGTAAAAGCTAAATTAGAAGTATCACAACAAAACAGAATAACAATATGAAAACAAATATTTACTCAAAACTTTACGACTTACAAAACGAACTTGGTGCAATTAGCAAAGATGCTACAAATCCATTTTACAAATCTAAATACTTTGACATTAACTCATTAATAGGTCAATTAAAACCATTATTACAAAAACATAATTTGGTATTAATACAACCTATAACAGATAATCAAGTTAGAAGTGTTATTGTTGATTTAGATGGTGGTTCTGTAGAATCATCAATACAATTACCAAATGATTTAGATGCACAAAAATTAGGAAGTGCTATTACTTATTTTAGAAGATATACATTACAAAGTTTGTTAGCTTTACAAGCAATAGATGATGATGGAAATTTAGCTATAAAAAAAAATAAAAAACCTATATTGTTAGATAATACACCTCAATTTAAAAATGCACAAAAAGCATTAGGGAATGGTAAAACAATAAATGATATAAAAGAACATTATATTATTAATAAAGATATTGAAATTAAACTATTAAAATTTAAATATGAATAAATTAGACACAGCTTTATTGTTAAAACTTAATAAAAAAGACAAAGAGTTATTACAACAAAAAGCAAAAGAAAAAAGAATGTCCTTATCAGGATATATTAGAACAGAATTATTAAACAATTAAATATAAAAACTATGGGAGCAATTATTAATGCAAGTATTAGAGTCGACAAATTACCTAAAGAAAAATTTGTAAAAGGAAAAGATGGTGCAGTTTATTATAATCTTACTATTTCACTAAATGATGAAACAAGGTATGGTAATAATGTAGCTATTATGGATTCACAAACGAAAGAGGAACGTGAAGCTAAAACACAAAGAAACTATCTTGGAAATGGAAAAGTCGTTTGGACAAATGATATAATCAAATTAGCAGAAAAAGAACAAGTAGTTCAAGAAACAGCTAATGATGATTTACCCTTTTAAAAATGTAATGTACCCTACGAGAGGAAAACAGATATAGAATTATATCAAAATATTATTTACATTTAAAAATTGGAGGATTAAAAGTCCTCCTTTTTTTTTTATATATTTAAACAAATGCAATTAAGATTAGACGAACAACAAACAGAACAGTATTTAATAATGCAAGCAATCGAAGAAGATTGTGTTATTAATGCAAAAGAAAAAATAGAATATCCACCTGTAGCAATATCACTTGGAGAAAATTTAATTAAAACATCTAAAGGAGATTTATTACTACCTATACCTATAGGAACTTATGGTAATTTTTCATTTGTACAAGCTCCACCAAAAACAAAGAAAACATTTTTTGTTTCTTTAATGGCATCTATTTATTTAGGTGGTCAAAATAACTTTGGTGGTAATATTAAAGGACATAGGGAAGATAGAAATGTTATACACATAGACACAGAACAAGGTAAATGGCACGCACAAAGAGTTTTTAAAAGAATATTGGATATGAACACTTTTGATTATTCAGAAAATTATCATACTTTTGGATTAAGGACTTTAAATCACAAAACAAGAATCGAGTTCATTGAATATTGTTTAGAACATAAAGTTGCAAAAACAGGTTTATTAATTATTGATGGCATAGCAGATTTAGTTTCAGATGTTAATAATATTGAAGAATCAAATGCTTGTGTACAAAAAATAATGGAATGGAGTGCAAAATATAATTGTCATATTATGTGTGTAATACATTCCAATTTTGGCTCAGATAAACCTACAGGACATCTTGGTTCTTTTTTAGAGAAAAAAACAGAAACACAAATACAACTTGAAGCAAACACAGTTAACAGAGAATGGGTAACAGTGAAATGCAAACGTAGTAGAGGATATTCATTCGAAACATTTAGTTTTAAGGTAAACGAAATTGGACTACCTGAAATCATTGGGAATTTATATGACCCTTTGAAAAACTAAATAAATATGATTAATTTCTTATCGGAGATTTTTAAAAAACATAAAATTTGGATAGACATTGTATGCACTTTTGGCTGTAATAAAGAAACAGCAGAAGATATTGTACAAGAAATGTATATTAAAATTGATAAAAAAATTAAAAATGGTTTAGATATTAATTTTGGTAATAACGACTACAATTATTATTATATTTTTAAAACACTAAAAACTCTTTTTTTAGATTTAAAACGTAAGGAATCCAAAGTTAAAATAGTTGATATTGATACAGCTAATAAACATTTATCTAATTTTGATAATAGAGATTATGATGTAGTTTATCAAGACATACAGAATCAATTAAACAAAATGTATTGGTATGACAAAAAGGTTTATGAAATAATTGAGAGTGGTGAAAGTATTGCACAATTATCAAGAAAATCTGGCATTCCATATTATTCGTTATATAATACATACAAAAAAGTTAAATTAAAATTAAAAAAACTATTATGAAATTAGGTGACTTAATTTATTACATAACTAAATATACAGGTATAAAATTCATTGTCGACTGGTATTCTAAAAAAACTGGTAAAGATTGTGGTTGTGATAAAAGGCGAAAAAAATTTAATGAAATTAAAATTAAAAGATGGTAAAATTTAGTAAAGATGATTATAAATTATGGAGTAAGTTCAGAGATTCAAAACACGCAACCATTAATCGTGGAGAATTTCGTTTGGTATGTCTCTTGCACTCACAATATTACAAGCATAAATACTACGAACCTTGTACTTGTTCCCCCAAAACAATAAATAAATGGATAAAAGAATTAAATGTTTTATGGAACAATGGGAATTAAAACTATACAAAAGCTTGAGCAAACAGTAGTTAAATTTTTAAACTTTGATGGTTGGAATTTAGAATGGTCTGGAGAAGGTTTTAAATCTTATGATGCTAAAGGTTTTACAAGTAAAGGAGTTCCTTGTGTAATTGAAATGAAATTTAGAAAAAAGTATTACGAAGATAAAATGCTTGAAAAAGCTAAGTATGATAAATTAATGGAAATGGATAAAGATATTGTAAAACTTTATTTTGTTAATGACCCTAAAGGAAATTTTTTATATTGGTTAAATAAAATTAAATTACCAAAAACGGTAGAAATGTATTGCCCAGATACAACTATTTGGACTAAAAAAAGATTATTAAAACCTGTTTATCTTTTAAAAGAAAATCAAGCAAGTAAAATAAATTTAAATATATGAAAGTTGGAATAACTTTTAGCACTTTTGATTTGTTTCATATAGGACATATTAAAATGCTTGAAGAAGCTAAACAACAATGTGATTATTTAATTATAGGATTACAGATTGACCCATCAATAGATAGAAAAAACAAAAACAAACCAACACAAAGTATTGTCGAAAGATATACACAATTAAAATGTTGTAAATATATTGATGAAATTATACCATACGTTTACGAAAAAGATATTATAGACATAATACAAACATATAATATAGATGTTAGAATTATAGGAGAAGAATATAAGTACAAAATGTACACAGGCAAAAATGAGTGTAAAAATTTAGGTATTAAGTTATACTATAATAAAAGACAACATAGGTTTTCATCATCATATTTACGTAAACATATTTATTATACAGAAAAAAATAAAAAATAATTATACTATTAAACATATTTTGTATATATTTGTTATATAATAAAACAAACAAAATGTACGAAATAAAAAATTACACTAAAGAATACTACATTAATCACAAATTAATTGGTACAATTATCTTAGAAAAACCTGACAGAGAAAAACTTGGTTACCCTGGTAAAAGATTAGAGGTTATAACAGAAGATATTATATTCAAAAAAAGAATATACAAAGCAGGTACAGAATTTTATACAGAAACATCTCCTATCTGTGGTAAATTAAAAGGTTCATTAAAAGAAAAATTTCAAATATTAGCAAACTCAAGAATAAAATTTTAATTATGAAAAAACTGGATAAATACAAAACAAATTTAACATTATTAGGTAACTGGGTATATAGTTATAGTACTCACGTTGCAACAATAGAAGACAATAAACTTATTCAATTAGGTTATTGGTCACAAACAACACAAAAACATATTAATTATGTTGCTAAAGAATTAGATTTAGATTTAATAAAATGAAAAAAGAAATTGCAAAAGAATTAAAAGATTTTACAGATGTAGTTTGTAAAAGGTATTCAAATAAAGACAGAGTTAATAATTTTAATAACGAAACATTTAAAGTTGAAGAAATAATACCAACAAGTGACCATACTGCTACTGTTATTTATGAAAAAAATACTTTTAAAAGAGCAGCATTTTTCTTTTATTATATACCAAGACAAAAAAAATGGCATTATTTTGTTCCTACTGATTCACATATAAATGGAATGAATTGTTTTGCTAATCAAAAAATAGAAGTCGAAAGACATAATTATAAATATAATTTTAATTAAAATAATGGCACATCAACCTAACGCATTTGAAAATCAAATTTTTGACCATTACAGGCAAAAAGCTAACGAAATTAATAAATCAATAGAATTATTAGTACAACACAATTATACTGTTGTTGACTTACAAGGTCAAATAATAAATAAAGAAACTATACACAACGATAAAAAACCTATTGTTTCTTCTCCACGATATACAAAAAAAAATAAAGAATGATATTGTTATTTGATGCAGATAGTTTAGTATTTGCAAGTTGTTGTAGAACAAAACAATTTCCTGATGAACTTCCTTATTACACAAATTTATCTGATGCTATAAATAAATTTGATGAGCAATTTATGAAAATAGTAAACGACTTAGAGGAAAGTTATGATATTGAAAAAATAATAACCTTTAATGGTTGCAGAGGTAATTTTAGGAAATTAATAACTACTAACTATAAAGCAAATAGAAAGAAACAAGAGTTACCACCATTACTACATAAAATGCACCAATACGTAAAAGATACTTATGAAAGCAAATTTGGTTTTGGTATTGAAACAGATGATATGGTAGCAAGATATTGGTATACATTGAGCCAAGAATTTGGTAGAGATAATGTAATGATTATTTCAATAGACAAAGATTACAAGCAGTTCCCTTGTTTAATGTATAATTACCACCCTAAAACTAAAAAGGTATTAGATATAACACAACAAGAGGCATTGTATAATTTCTATGAGCAAATGATAATGGGCGATACAGCTGATAATGTGAACTACTTTAGAGGTAAGGGTAAGAAATTTGCAGAGAAATACTACAAAGATTGTACTACAAAATATCAATACACTAAAAAATTATATGAATTATTTAAACAAGAATATAAAAGCAAAGCAAAATTAAAATACATTGAATGTTATAACCTTTTAAAATTAAGAACAAATTGACACAAAACAATGTAAAGGACTACGCTTACTTTATGAAATATAAAAACAATTTAACTCAATTTATAATTCATAATTGTACATACGAAAAAAACAAAAAAAGACACGGTAGAATAAATTTTAATGAAAGAGAACTATTAGGATTATTAAAAGAATTAGCTGATATTAGTTTGTATATTAAGCACTTAGATAAATAAAAATTTAAATTACGTTATATATATAGTTATGATAGAAAAAATAAACATTAAAAAGATTTTTCAAAATTCTATGAATCCAAGAATTATTAAGGATTTTAAATTTAAAAAATTAGTAAATAGCATCAAAGAATTTCCTGAGATGTTAGAGTTAAGACCTATTATTGTAAATCAAGAAGGTGGTATTATTGGAGGAAATATGAGATACAGAGCTTGTAAAGAGCTTGGACTTAAAGAAGTTTTTATTATAAGAGCAGAAAACTTAACAGAAAAACAAATTGAACAATTTATTATAAAAGATAATGTTGGCTTTGGAGAATGGGATTGGGATATGATTGCTAATGGTTGGGACACACAAGAGATTACTGATTGGGGATTAGAAATTAAAACATTTGGAGAAAATATTGCAGATGATGAGTGGGTAGGTATGCCTGATTTTGAACAAGAAGATAATATGCCTAAAAATAGAATTATGGTTACGTTTGAAAATGATGATGACAGAATAGAGTTTGGAAAACTAATAGGACAAAATATAACTAAAGATACAAAATCAATATGGCATCCTAAGTTAACAATGGACAAAGTAAAGGATTTAAGATATTAAAATGAATCCACAATTTCCATTATACTTACCATCAAAAGGTAGATACGAAATTAGATTAACAAGTGATTATCTAATTTATATGAAAGTTCCACATTATATTGTAATTGAAGAACAAGAATATGAATTATACAAAAAACATATTAATAGTAAATTAGTTACATTATTAATATTAGATAAAAAATATCAAGAAGAATATGAAACCTTAGATGATTTAGGAGATACGAAAAGTAAGGGACCCGGTGCAGCAAGAAACTTTGCTTGGCAACATTCTATTGATAATGGCTTTGCTTGGCATTGGGTAATGGATGACAACATAAGTGCATTTTATAGAGCACATAAAAACAGACAAATAAAAGTAAGTAATGGTGCTATATTTAAAGCTATGGAGGATTTTTGTTTACGTTATGAAAATCTTTATATGGCAGGACCAAACTACTATATGTTTCAAGTAGCAAAACAAAAGCGACCACCATTTGTAGCTAATACAAGAATTTATAGTTGTAACTTTATTCGCAACGATATTCCTTATAGATGGAGGGGTAGATATAATGAAGATACTATTTTAAGTATTGATATGTTAAAAGATGGTTATTGTACAGTACAGTTTAATGCTTTCTTACAAGCTAAAGTAAGAACAAGTGTATTAAGAGGTGGAAATAGTGGAGAATTTTATGACAAAGAAGGTACGTTGCCTAAATCAAAAATGCTTGCAGATGTTTATCCTCAATATAGTAAAATTAAATGGAGATTTAGTAGAGTACATCACTATGTAGATTATAAACCATTTAAAAATAATAAGTTAATAAGAAAAGCAGATGTAAATTGGAATGAATTAAAATCAAATAATTACGGAATGAAAATAAAAAAAATTAAATAATGAGTACAGCAAATGATGCACAATTAAATTCACTAAGAAATAATTTTAATGACTTAGTTTCTAAAAAGAAATTTTTAGGTAATAGTAAAAAAGTAATATGGCATTCAAAAAGAAGATTTTCGAATATATAAAATAAATTAATGGACAAAAGTAGACACATAAAAAAGGAATCAATGTTAAAAGCATTGGAGCATAGTTTAGGAGTTGTTACAGTAGCTTGTAGGAATGCAGAGATACCAAGAAGTACATTTTATAAATGGCTAAACGAAGATGAAGATTTTGCTAAAGAAGTTTTAGACATAGAAAACATAGCACTTGATTTTGCTGAAAGCCAATTACATACACAAATAAGAAAAAACAATACATCAGCAACAATATTCTATTTAAAAACAAAGGGCAAAAAAAGAGGTTACATTGAACGACAAGAAATAACAGGAGCAGATGGTATGCCTACTAACTTTCAAATAGAGATAATTGACAAAACCGAAGATACAGACTAATATAGTTTATAAACATCTTGTAAATAGCGATAAGAAAATTGTAGTTGAGCAAGGGGGAACTCGTAGTGGTAAAACATACAACATTCTTTTGTTTATTATATTTCACTATTGCACACATAATAAAAATAAGATAATTACTATATGTCGTAAAACATTTCCAAGTTTACGAGCAACTGTATTAAGAGATTTTTTACAGATATTAAATCATTACGAAATATACAGAGATGAATTCCATAATAAAAGTAGTAGTGAATATCATCTGTTTGGAAACTTAGTTGAGTTTACATCTCTTGACCAATCACAAAAGATTAGAGGTCGTAAAAGGGATTTACTATTTATTAATGAAGGTAATGAGTTATATTGGGAGGATTGGCAACAGCTAATATTTAGAACACAAGAACGTATTATACTTGACTTTAACCCATCTGATGAATACCATTGGATTTATGATAATGTTATAACAAGAGAAGATTGTGCATTTTATAAAACTACTTATTTAGATAATCCTTTTTTAGAAGATATAATTAAAGATGAAATAGAAAGGTTAAAAGAAACAGATGACCAATATTGGCAAATTTACGGATTAGGGGAAAGGGCAAGTAGTATTAATACTATATTTAAATATGCAGAGGTAAATAAAATACCAGAAGATGCTAAGTTAATAGCTTATGGTATGGATTTTGGCTACAGTAACGACCCTACGACACTTGTAAGTGTGTTTGTTATGGAACATAACTTATATATTAAAGAGCATTTATACAGGACTCAAATGACAACGCAAGACATTAATAAATTTTTAAGGGAACAAAACTTATTAAGTAATCCAATATATGCTGATAGTGCAGAGCCAAGACTTATAGCAGAACTTAGAAGAATGGGGCATAATATATTCCCAAGTTTAAAAGGTAAGGATTCAGTTAATGCAGGTATTGATTTATTAAAGAGATATAAACTACATATTACATCAGACAGTAATAATGCTATACAAGAGTTCAGGAATTATAAATGGAAAGAGGACAGAAGTGGTAAATTAATTAATGTTCCTGAAGATAAATACAACCATATTATTGACCCCTGTCGTTATGCTACCTACTCTATATTATCACGACCTAACTTTGGTAAATATGCTATTCGATAAAAAGTGTACTAAATGTGGTAATAAATACACATACATAGGTTCTGCACAGAATGGTTTTATGTGGTTATGTAAAAAATGTAACCATATAGATTGGGCACCTAAAAAAAAATAACGTATATATTTTTTAGTTTAATATATTTTATATATATTTGTTATATAATTAATACTAAAACAAAACAAACAATGAAAAAATTACAACACGAATACTCTAAAGATTACGACAAAAACATTGAAATTTTTGGTGATGATGGAACAAATTGTTTTATATGTGGAAGAAAAACTAATGAAAAATATTTTGTTCATTACACAACAGATGGAAATTTAGTTACTTATAAATCAAATCCAGAAAATTCACAAGGAGTTTTTCCAATAGGTCCAATTTGTAAAAAGAAATTTCCAAAAGAATTTATAGGACAATTTTAATATTAATGGGAGGGTAAAACCTCCCTTTTAAACAAAACAATATGAAACTTACATTCGAAGAAAACTCAGCATTAGCAGATGTCGAAACTACATTAAAAATGTTATTACAATACGGAGATTTAAAACCACATCAAAAAGTATGGGTTGTAAAATCACATAAAAATATTTCTAATTTTATATATCAAAATTCCTAATATAATGATGGAGTTAATTTATAAAAAGCATCAAAATTGGATAGAAATTGTTGAATCATTTGGTGTAAATAATGAGCAAGCTAAAGATATTGTAAGCCATATGTATTTAAAAGTTTACCAATTAACAAGCAAAGGTTTAGATATATCTTTTAATGATGGTGTAAATTATTATTATATATATAAAATTTTAAAAAGCTGTTTTATTGATAATTATAGAAAATACAAAAAAATAGAAATGTTATCATTACGACTTGATAAAAATGGTAATGTTATAGCTTTAAATAAAGAAGGCAGTAAATATTTAAATGTAATACCAAAACAACTAATTGCAAAAAAAACAATAGATTATAATAGTTTACAAAAAAAATTTAAATTTATATTAAATAATTTTAAAAAAACAAATAAAAATTTATATAAAAAAGATAAACATTATAAAATATTTAATGATTTACATAATGCAGAAAAAATTAATATAAAAGAATATTCAGAAAAAAATAATATAAATTATTATCAAGTTTATTCAAGTTATAATAAAACAAAAAATTTAATTAAAAAAGAATTAATAAAACAATTATAAACAAATGGGAACATCAAAAGACAATCTAATAGAAAAAATAGAGCAATTAAAAAAAGAATTAGAATTAGCTAAAAAACATACATACGTTTATGAAACTACTTCACTACATTGTAACGATGGAGAATTTTATATGTATTATGGAGATGATAAGTGTGTTGTATTTGATGTTGAAACTTTATTTAAAGATTTACCATTTATGATAACACAAGTAGTTAAAGAACAAGCTAAGATGCAAGATTGGCATTTAGAAAGATTAACAGAATCATTAAAAGAAATACAAGATGAAAGTAAATAAAGTTTATAAAGTTATAAGACCAATGAGAAAATTTGGTAATTTAATAAAAGATATTTTTATACCTGATAAATCAAATCATTTTTGGATAAGGGTTAAAGAAAGTGTAGAAACAAAAGAGGAGAAACAAAAACAAATATTTAAAATAATAGAACTATTAGACAACAGAATTGAAATAAATGAACAAAATACAGAATACTAAAGACCTATCCTTTTATAGCAACTCAATACTATTTACTAAACTTTTAAATAAAAAAGTTAATGATAATATAGATGACAAAGAATTAGTTATAATGCAAGAACTACTAATAGACATATTTTTTTATGTAAACAACTTGCAAACTCATTATGCTAATTGTAAAATGATGAATAGTAAATACAGAGAACAACGTAATGATGCTTTGTTAATAGCTGATGAATTAAGAGATGAAATTGAATGGAATGAAAATAATGTTATATAAATTTTTTAGTTTAATATATATTTTATATATTTGAATTATATTAATAATAAAACAAAACAAAATG